AAATGCAGGCGGTAAACCACTTAATACATCGACAAATTTATCAAATGGGACGCCATTTTGGTATGTGTATTGTAAACCTTGAACAAACATAGACCCCATTAATTCACTCATACGAGTTTCCATTAATTCTGGGTTTATTGTCATATATAATACGGATTGTTTACCTTCCATACCGCCTGTTGTTGCGGGTACTAATAAAGGTATACCGTGTCGATCAATAAACTTTTCACGTTCTGTTTTTTCAGGTTTTTTGTTTGCGTCTATTAATCCTTGCTCATATTGTCTGTTGTTTAGTTCACCTAAACCATCAGCATATGTTGCCCAAAATTGAGACGAGGCTAGTAATCCTGCATTTGCTGATTTTGTGCTTCCGGCTCCGCCTGTTGATTGCAAAACTGTTAATGGATTAAATCCATTGTTTTCAGCTTCTTGACGTAGGTAACCTAGATCAAGTTTGCCTGCGTTTTGCGTTGCTTGTGCTTGTTTTTTGCGTGATTTTCTAGCCGCGGCGGCTTGCATTGTTATATTTGCTAAATCGCCAAAATTATAACCGCCTTTATCTGGGGCAGTTTCACCTGATGGGTGGCCTGTATTTTTATTTTTGTTTTTGTTGTTATCATACGCATCATATGCCCATCCTGCGGCCTTAGCCGCAAATGGGTTTCCCGTTGCGTATCCGACGCCAAATGATATTGCGTCGCCCCAATCAAAATCATTGTTTCCCATTTAAATTACTCCCGTATTCATAAGGACATCGGAAAATAGGGCTACACCCATTATTATTCCGGCAATTGTTGCTATTATAATGTCCTTTAATTTCATTTGATCCATCTCCTAGTTATAAGATCGATCGCGACTCCTGCGAGTGCAGTAAATCCCAAAACGATACTTTCCGTATCACCGACGGCTATTCCGGCGCCGGCTAACGACGACCCGAGAATTGTACCACATCTGGTGATTACTGGTTTTAGGATTTGTTGTATTAGTAGTAATTGCACTTTTTACTCCTTCTTTTTTAGAAGGGTGAAGTGTCCAAATGGCCGATAATATATATTATGATCAATTTGAGACTCTTGTGTCACCCCATACGTATTTGTAGACATTTAAAATATGATTTGTAAAGTCTTTTTTTTATTTTTTTATATCTTTTTAACACCAAGGTATGTATTTTTTCGGTAATTGTTTGTTTATTTCGTTATTTCCACCACCAGAACCCGCAGGGCGGTCTCTTTGACGTGGTTTATCCTTACAACCGAAGCGCGGCTTTTTATCCGACCTATTTGTTTTTGATAGGGCTTCTGAGACGTGGTCACGTGTTGCGCGGCGAAATTGAGCGCGCGAGCGCGCATTTTTATTTTGATGGGGGGATTTAAGAAATCCCCCCAAACCCCCCAAAGTGGGGGGTTTAGGGGATATCGTAGATATCCGTGGCCTCGATCCGCCAGTCCGTCTACGACCTAGGATCCGTTCCAGAACTCTGTTAGTTTTTGTTTTTTTATTATTACCGAACCATCTTTGATTGTTTTTACGACTTCGTCTCGTTTTTCTACCCATTCTTGTGTTTCCGTATATATTTTAAGTTCATTGTGTTCTTCGTGTTCCCAATAATAAATTGGTATTCCGTCATATGTTGCCTCAACAAGTTGTGTCTTATCCAATAAACCTCGCTGTTTAGGTTCTTCCCATGGCTCGATATATCTTACAGGTTTATAATGTAGACGTTTTTCTAATTCTTCATCTGTGTAATACAGGTCTGTATTTTTATCGATGAATTCGTCTACTATGTCTGAAATGGGTGGATGTTGGTATCTTGCGTACCATTCATCAATAAATTTACTCATAAAATTTTCTCTTGTTTTCCCATTCATCATAAAACCTTTGTCCCGATTTTTGTAATCTCTTACGTCACCAAACTTATAGAAATAACTTTGTGGTGCTAATCCTTGAATTGCGTGTTGTGTTGCGAGTTTTTGAAAAAATTCGTGCCCTAAAGGTGGCCTTGTACTCATTGCGAAATGACTTTCGCTTGTTTCTGAGTTTGTGTCCTTTAGGACGTATTTGAGACAATACTCAAATCCTTTTATGTCGATACCTTGTTGGAAATAGGAAAATCCTTTTTTCCAATATGTCCAATTTGTTCTCCTTTCCATTGGCACGTGTGGATAATCTCCTTGAAAGAAGAGTATTATGTGCCAGTGGCTTCTTGACTTGGCTGTTCCATATTCGCCAGTCACGATGTATCTTACGTTATAGTTTTTTCTCAATCTTTTCAAAAAATCCTGAACGTCTTTGTAACATAATACGACAGAATGAGCCTTTTCATGCTCTTTTAAACTGTCGTCACCGTAGGTTAATGTTACAGCAAATGTCTTCGTGGACGATTTGCTTTCAGCTATTGCGCGTCCTACATAGTCTTGAACTTTCCGCCTTTTACACTGCCAACAATCTTTACAAGCAACTTGTGATCCGTTGTCTAATGTTATGGGAGTTAAACACATATCTATGACTTTATAGCTTTTTTACCTCGATGCACTTTTTGCCTAAAGTCAAAAAGGTGTCATCAGAGGCATTACCTAACAAGAGGAGTGTAATTGCGGAACGCACGTCACTCCAATATATGGAGTTTCCGTGCCGTGCGTTCCTAGTGAAATTATTCAATTTCATGTAATTTTCCTGTTTTGATATCGTAAAATTTGTTTTTTTTGTAAGGTTTGTCTGGTTGCTTTGGAGCAATCATTTCTTTCCAACCTTCCAATTCCCAATGGGCAGGATCCCAAAAATCCCAGTCGTAACCACTGTCGATTTTTATATTCCTACGTCTTGCAACCTCTTTTCCGATTGCGATAAGACATGCCCACTGCTTTTTTGACAGGCTCCAACCGAGATGTCCTACGATACAATCGCAAGCCATCCCGTATTGATGCGCGCCAAAACCGGCTTGAGCTTTAGTAAAGCCTTTTTCGTATAATTCTTGTTGGCGTTCTGCAGTACGTACAAATTCAAAAGCTCTAAGAGGTATATTCCTCTTATGACAAGCTTTTTGAAATGCTTTAAAGAATTCAACTATATCGGAATGTGCTCCTTTATAGTCTGCTTCTTCTGTGCGCACTTTTTTCCATATTGAATGGTCTTTTGGTACTGCCAACGACCTAGCCGCATCAGCGTAACGCCGATGGACTAGCTCGTCTTTATGCCAGAACTGGATGCGATCTAGAAACCATATCCACCTAAAGAATTTATGTGGTGGTTTCTCCTGCATCTTCTGTTTCTGCCTCTACTATTGGTTCTGGCGTTGGTGCTGTTTCTAAATTGCGTATTGCTTCACGTAGCTGTGCACGTTCTGCCTCAAGTTCTTGATTACGTATTGCCTCGTTATGCTTCATATATTGCATCATACGATCAAATTCAGTGCTTTGATTTATTCGAGGCTCAATATTAGTATATACAGCTTCATCAGGTTGCACACGTGTTTGATCTAAATCTGGAAGATTTACAAATACTGCTGAACCTTTTTGTGCCTTTATTTGGCAATATGTTGTTTCATTTGCCGTGTATTGAACTTCTGTTTTTGCGTCACTTGTTCCAACTAAAATTGCATCTTGCATTTTTTTGTTTGTTGCAACCCAAATTTCTATATTTGAATTTGTTGTTACTTCAAATTTAACGTGACGTGGTTTATTAGCTACAAATTCAAAAATTTCTCCTGCTTTTGCAGGAAACCATTTGTTAATTTGTCCGTGTTTAATTCTATTCATTATTTTTTTTCCTTTTTAATAAAAATAAACGGGGTAGGGGAGGGCTACCCCGTTAATTATAACTACGCGATACGGGAGGAATCCACTTGCGCAGTTATTGTGTCATAATCACTTGATGCATCAGCTTCGAGTAACGATGTTCCGAAGACTGTATTACCGGATACTTTTAAATCCGACATCACAGTAGCTGTAAAACTGTCAGCCACTTGGTCTGCAAAGATCTTTTTATGTAGATCTTTAACTAAGTAATGGCTTTCTGAAAGAGTAGGGTTCAAAGTTTCACAACCCCAAATTTTTTGCCTATCCTCTGTAAATGCGTCATTTGCAGGGCGGTAAAATTTACCACCTACACGGACGCAATCCATTTTCCATTGATTGTTTAATGGTTGATAACCAAACGTTCCGTTTGGTGTAGAATGATTTACATCGAGTACGTCATTTTTTGCAATTTGTACCTTCTGTGGATCCAATGTGTCTCTTAAACTGTTTGGTAATGTATCTGTGTCAGTTGTGTATAAAAACGGATCTTTTGACCGTTCCCATAATTGTTCTGGTACAACTTCCATAGTGTACATAATTACCGCGCCATATGGCATACGCGGTGTTGATACATTCATATCAATTGTTGCTGATCCGTTTGCAACTTTAGTATCTAAATTTGCGCCATCAGTTGCAAAACGTTCGTTAAAATTCAACATAGTTGATTTTTTACCAATTAATATTGGTTGTGTTTGCAATAAACTGGGAATCGTAATTCCCGCCATTAACATGTCAATTATGTACTGGTGTTCAATCCAATCATACTTACTACGCATTTTTGCATATGCTACTGTTTTGCGTGCCTGATCTAAATCAGCCAAAGACATTGTTGCGTTGCCGCCTGCTGTTAACTCAGCGAATATATCTTCAAATAAAAAGTAATCACCTTCGTCTATTAATCCATCACCACGCTGTCCAACACCATATGTGTAACTTGTAATATTTGTACCACCTAAACCAGGCGTGTATACGCCGCCATCTGCGGGGTAGCCGCCAGTGCCGTATGTTGCTGATTTTGCTTTTATTGGAGCTTGAAATGTCAATCCTTGCAATGATACTTCGCCGTCTAATAACTTAGCGTCGAAATCTGCTACAATGTCATTATATCCTGTATTTAACCAAAACGCTTCCGCTAATGTATGATCAAATGAATTTCTTAATGGTAACGATTTTGACCTTGCTTTACGTCTGTGGTTAACGATTGCGTTGTATGCTTCAACTGGTGTTGTATTTAAATCAGATGCTTCTGTATGAATACCCATTGTTTGATAAAATACATCACGTCCTGTTATTGTTGTTGCTGTGTCAAAATCTTTTACACTTACTCCTGAAGGAGTAGTTATAACAGTATCATTACTTGGATTATATGATTTATTCTTTTCAAAATATGGTATTACGCTTCCTGCTGCACCATTTTCTTTTGCGTAAGATTTGTTGACCTCATCAATACTTCCGCCAAAACGTTCATAACATGCTTGTGATACTGCGTGTGCATATACGTTTACTGCTATGCCGTTCATTGGCATTCCGTCTGCAAACATTTCAGATTGTACGTTTATACGTACACGTCCTGATTGTACTGCATCCTCTCTGTGTAACCACTCATATGATAATGGGATTATCTTGCCTGCATCAAAGCTCGTAAGAACCCTTTTTTTAAGGCCTCTTACACTTCGCCTTTGTGCTATTGGCGTGGTTGTTAATAATTCAGTCATTCTCATTTTTTGTTTCTCCTTAAAATGATTTGCTTAATAATTTTTCGTATTTTTTTGCACTTTTTACACATTACAATCCTAATGCATCCAACACGTCTTGTTGTTGATCTATTGGTGTTGTAATTATTTTGCCGTTTTTATTTTTTTTAGGCAATTTGCTGTCTAAATATTCGCCTAAACCATTTGTCCATTCTTTGTATTTACGTTCAGCGGCTTTACCTAATTCTTTTTCTATAGCTGCAACTAATTCATCTTTTGTGGGAATTTCACCCTTTTCTAAATTTGGAAAAGTATCTTTTAAATTTTGCAATGATTTAGTAAATGCAGGTGGTAAACCACTTAATACATCGACAAATTTATCAAATGGGACGCCATTTTGGTATGTGTATTGTAAACCTTGAACAAACATAGACCCCATTAATTCACTCATACGAGTTTCCATTAATTCTGGGTTT